CAGCACAAGGGGCAATGGCATTGTTCGGCAATCAATCAAAGGACTTGGAAAAAACAATGATCAAATTGCAAGGTGCGATGGCGTTGGCTGAAGGTCTTGAGGGTATTGGGAAAGTTCAACAACAATTTGGTGCATTGGCTGGTAATATCAAAGGCGGTGTGATTAACGCATTCAAAGCGTTGGGCAATATGTCTACTTTGGCATTTGGCGTGATTGGAGTTGCATTGACATTGATTATCACCAATTTTGATACACTCAAGAAGGCGGTGATGAGTTTGATTCCCGGTCTTTCATCAATGGTCAATTTCGTTGGTGGATTGGTTCAGCAATTTACGGATTGGGTTGGAATAACATCCGCTCAAGATAGGGCATTGGACAAATTGAACAAGACAACGGGCAAAACGAATGAGCAACTTGACCGAGAGATTGCATTGCTACAAGCAAGAGGTGATCAAGTCGGTGTATTTAATAAGCAACGGCAGCAGTTAGAAAATAACCTTGCACAAGCTCGTGCAAACTACGGGAAGAATACGGAGAAAGAATGGGGTAAAATCATACTTGACACGAAGAATGCTTTGGCAATTTTGAAGATTGAAGAAGGGAAGTATAATGCAGAACGAGCAGCGGCTGCGGCTGCGGCTGAAAAGGCAAGATTACAAGCAATTAAAGATGCAAAAGAACAATCAGCAAAAGAGCTTGAAGCGGAGAATGAAAAAAACAAGAAGCACGAACAAGAACTCCAAGACGAATTGTTCAACATCAAAGGTGCAGGAATTGTCCAAAACGCAGATCAATTAAAAGCACAAACGGCACAAGATGTACTTGATTATAAAAATAGTTTGAAATTAAAAGCAGAAGCGGATGATAAGGCACACCAAGACCAATTAAAAAGAGATGCAGCCATTAAGCAATCCAAGCAAGATTTGTTTGATGCATCAAAAGATTTGGCAAATGCGGTGATTGGTCTTGCTGGAGAGCAATCAAAGGTGGGAAAGGTACTCGCATTGTCTACAATCGCAGCGGATACGGCAATGAGTATCTCAAATGCAATGACCGTGACAACATCACCATCACCGGACAACGTGGCAACGGGTGGTATTGCTGGAGTTGCTAAATATGTTGCACTTGCAGCAATGATTCTTAACAACGCAAAGAGAGCAAGAGATATTCTCAAAGGTGGTCAGCCAACGGCAGCTGCACCTGCACAAATGAACGGAGGAGGAATTCCACAAATGTCAGCACCGAATATCAGCTCATCACTTCCAACAGTAAGCGGATTTGATACCAAAGTATTTGTGACTGAAGGTGACATCCGAAGAACAACCGATCGTGTGGATACTACGAGAAAAGTATCCGTTGTCAAATAACGCTATTTAAGAAAGATGAAACTACCAGTTTACAAATTAGACATCAACGAGTGGGATGAAGAAACGGGAATCGAGTTCGTTTCTTTGGTTGAAAACGCAGCCATTCAAAAGGACTTTCTTGCATTTGTTGAAGTTGGTCAGAATGAAAATAAAGACGAATTCATAACTCGTTGCATCAAATATGTAATTGACGAAGGCAAATCATCAGAACAAGCCGTTGCCATTTGCAATTCGATGTGGGATCAACATTTTTCATTTGCTAAAGTGAGCTTTGATTGGGATGGTGTTGGTTCAACTGCTGATGGCAAAAAGATGATCCAGGATGCGATTGACAACGGTGACGAAGTATATGTCATTTCTGCTCGTGATTCAAAAGAGAACATTGATATCAATTTGCCAAGTGATCACATATTCGCAACTGGAAGCAATACGGCAAAAGTTGAAAAGGTCAAAGCACTTGGAATCTCAAAGCACTATGATAACAATCCTGATGTTGTAAAAGCATTGGGAAGCATTGGACAAAAATTCAAGATGCAGTTCGCCATCCAAGACGAGGAGAAACGAATCGTTACTGGAGCAGCGATGATTGCCGATCTACCAATCTACCGCAGAGATGATGTTCGTGGTGAATACTATGTAGTATTTGACAAGGAAAGCATCTTCAAGATTGCAAAGAAGTGGGCAAGGGGCAACAAGTACGATGCGGTGAACACTCATCACAAAACACCAATCGCAGATGGAGTGAGCTTGTTTGAATCATACATCATTGATCGTGAACGAGGCGTGATGCCACCGAAGGGATTTGAAGAGGTTGCGGATGGTTCGTGGTTTGTTTCATACTTGATTGACAACGAAGAAGTGTGGTCAAAGGTGAAGTCAGGCGAGTTCAAAGGATTCTCCGTTGAAGGTGTTTTTGACTTTCCGGCTGATGCTGATGAACAACTCCTTGAGCAAATGAAATCAATCCTTTCCCAATGGAATGGCAAATAAAATTGCAACACTTACAACTAAAAACTAATTAATATACAAATGAACGCAAAAGAAACATTGAAGGAAATCCGCACAATGCTCGGATTCTCTGACGAACCAGTTGCCGTTGAATTAGCGACTGCTACTTTGACTGATGGAACTGTAATCACTTACGAAGGTGAATTGGCAATCGGAACTGCCATCTTCGTTCAAACTGCTGAAGGTGACATTCCAGCACCTGATGCAACACACGAAGTTGAAGGTGGATTGTTGGTGACAACCGTTGGTGGAATGGTTACTGAAATCGTTGAACCTGAAATCGAAGTTGAAGTTGAAGCCGAAGAGTTCGCAACCGTATCTGCATTCAACGAAGTAGTTGCCAAGATGGAAACTGCAATCGCTGAATTGACTGCTAAGGTGGCAACATTGACTGCATCTAACAACACACACAAAGAAGCAATGAGCAAAGCAATCGACTTGATCGAGAAAGTTGCTGACTTGCCTTCAGAAGAACCCACAAAAACTCCCGTTTCAAACAAGAAGAATGATCAGTTTGAAGCATTGAAAAGATTAAAAAACTCACTAAATAAATAACTAAAACTATGGCATTTTCAGTCGGATCACTCACGAATTACAACAACGAGCAATCAACCGATTTACTCGTTAAGGCATTGTTCAGCGGAAAGACCGCTGCTGCGATGTACGCTGCTAACCAAGTGCAAGTAGGTGTTAAGTCATCTGCTGCCTTGAACATTCTTGCTTCAACTGTATTCTTTCAAGCTGATGGCTGCGGATACAATCCAAGCGGAACAACTACCTTCACACAAAGAAACATCACCGTTGGTGCAGTTAAAGTTGAAGAAACTCTTTGTCCTAAAACTTTGGAAGCAAAGTGGATGCAAACACAAATTATGCCCGGTTCACCAACAATGATTCCTTTTGAGGAGCAGATTGGTAACGAGAAAGCAGCCGTGATTGCACAAACTTTGGAAACTGCAATTTGGCAAGGTGATACTGCAAGTGGTAACCCTAACTTAAACCGTTTTGACGGATTCAACAAGATTATTGCTGCTGCATCTCCAGTATTGGGTAACGCAACACCAACGACTTTCACTTCAATCACCAATGCAAACATTGATGATATCTTGGATCAAATCTACGCAAACATCCCTGGTGCAGTTGCTTCAAAAACTGACTTAGTTTGTTTCTTGGGTGTTGACGCTTACAAGTTGATGTTGGTAAACTTGAAGAACGCCAATCTTTACCACTATGTAGCTGATGCTGCAACTGAAATGAAAATGGTTTATCCTGGTACAAATATGACCTTGATTGCCGTTGGTGGTTTGAACGGAACAAACAAATTGGTTGCCGGTTCATTGTCAAACTTCTTCTTAGGTACTGACCTTGCAAACGAAGAAGAGGATGTGAAATTGTGGTATTCTCAAGATAACGATGAAGTTCGTTTCCGTTTGACTTTCGCTTATGGTGTGCAGGTTGCATTCCCAGGAGAAGTTGTTTATTTCACCCTTTAATCTGAGATAGGATGCCTTGTTTATTAACATCAGGATTTACCCTTGATTGCAAAGAAGCAATCGGGGGTATCAAAAGCATCCACCTAATCAGTTGGACTGCATCTAAGTTTACCGTTGTTAGTGGTGTAGTTACTGCGACAACTGTGGTGAGTGGCGATGTATACACTTACGAGCTACCGAAAGCAACCGGATCATTGACAAACACTACAAATGTTTCGATTGAGAACGGCACATCTTTCAACCAAGCAGACATTGCGTTCAAACTTCGCAGATTGTCAACAACCAAACGCAACGAGATGAAACTTCTTGCACAAGGTCGTTGTTATGCAATCGTGAAAACGAACAACGATGAGTATTGGTTGGCTGGTAAGGACTTGGGTTGTGATGTGACTGCAATGGTCAGCAACACGGGTACTGCAATGGGTGACTCTACTGGATACGAAGTAACTCTATCTGCAATTGAAGCCGAAGCTCCGTTCATCTTACAAGCATCGGTGGTGACTACATTAGGAATTTAAGTACGCTTGATTCATAGAGAAAGGGGGTGGGCATTTGCTCACCCTTTTTTGTTACATAAAACTCAAGTCGCTATTTTATTAAGATGTTGGTTATTTCTCTCGGTGAATCAAAAAATTGGTATGTAACTCTGACCGAGAAAGTCACGATTGCAAACCCTTATTTCTTGTTTGCGTTCACCCATCGTGTGACCAATGAATTGACAACGGTCATTTTGGCTGACATCTCAACTCAAAAAGAGAGATACAACAAATTTGCAGTTATTGAGGGTACAACATTTGACCTTGATGCCGGTGAATTTGAATATGTCATCTACGCACAAACATCATCAACTAATTTGTCACCAGCATTGGCAAACGAAGAAGTTGAAAGCGGTGTATTAAAAGTTCAATTTGATGTCACTCGCACATCATATGAGGTCACGCTTAGTGAGAAAATCTACGAGATTGAAACACCAACACAAATACTATACTTATTGCTTGAGAACGGAGGATTTCTTTTGTTAGAAAGCGGTGACAAAATCATACTATAATGGCAGATCAAAAGATATCCCAATTAACCACTATCGTCACCGTTGATACGGCAGCGGATTTGTTTCCAATCGTTGATACATCAGCAGTTGAAACCAAGAAGATAACACCATCAGCGTTGAAAACGGCATTGGCGTTGAACAATGTTGACAACACAAGTGATGC